ATGAGAATTGATATTCAAGTGTTTTCTGATTCTACAAAACAGGAAAAAGTGGCTTCTGCTATACGGTTCTTTACTCCGTCCGTCGCTGACAGCAGCACTAACTTTATCCAGCAAGGCTATGAGTATCTCAAAACCTTGCCCGAATTTGCAGACGCAGTAGACTGTTAGAAAGGAGAACCCCATGTACCCTACCGATACAATCTCAATCTCGACAAACAATAAAACAATGTATGACAAACTTACCCAACAGTTCATATCTCTCGGCTATACCTGTCTTGCTAAAGAAACAAAGACAACAGAATATATGCAGTTGTCTACTAACGATAATATGGAAAAAGTAACAGTGTATAATGCAACGTTTAAGAAACAGGAGTGAGCATAAATGCTATATTGCAAGAAACCAGTAGTTATCGAAGCCGTTCGATGGACAGGCAGCAACTTAGATGATATTCAATGTTTTGTAGGCTCTGCTTTTACTTATGACAAAAAACTCATTATTCACACCCTAGAGGGCGACCACGAAGCTAAAGTAGGCGACTATATCATTAAAGGTGTACAAGGAGAATTTTATCCCTGCAAACCCGAAATTTTTGCTAAAACATATGAAGCAGTGGAACAGACTACCTGTAACGATAGTGCAAGGCGTGATATGGAGTTGAGCAGAAAAACACATTGCGAATTTTAGGCAAAAACATTTGCTTAAATTACGAAAGACAGGTGATGCCAATGCTTGTATAACCTTTATCCAAAATAAAAAAATAAAGAGGTGCTGTATGATAGAACAGATGATTTCCCATATGCTAAATCTAATCTTGGGCGGCGTTGTAAGCTACATTTTTGCACTGTACCGCCAAAAGAAGAAAGAAAACGATGCGTTAAAGGCAGGACTGCAAGCCTTGCTGCGTGACCGAATTATCCAGGCGTACAACCATTACTGCGACGATAAGAAGTGGATTCCCATTTACGCTTTAGAAAGCATCAACGCTTGTTACAAAAGCTATGAAGCTCTTGGAGAGAATGGGGTTATTAACGGTCTAATGGAACAGCTTAATGACCTGCCTAACTATGAGCCGCATCAGAAAGGATAAAAAATGAAGAAACTATTGAATATGCTAAAGAAAGACGAGAACACGCTTAGCATCGGCAGACTGTGCGCTGTGCTGGCGTTCGTATTGTTCTGCGTAATTTCTCTTTACCTTGCGTTTTTTGTAAAAACGTGGGGGAACTATGAAGCCTTTGCTATGGCTTGTGTATCTTTTATGCTTGCTCAGCTTGGGAACAAGTATGTAGAGACAAAAGTCATGAAAGTGAAGAATGACGAGTAAATTTTGAGTAACGCCACTTGACTTTTTTACAAAAATGCACTTGACTAATTTTCGCTAAAAACGCTGAAAGCTAGATGCAGCAAGTGTTTTAAGGTGTAATGATGTTGTTGCAAAAAGTCAAGTGACACATATTTAACACACATTTTAGAAGATAGGCAACAACTTAACAAACAACTAAAATGTGAAATTAAGAAGTGAAATTAAAGGAGTAATAGTTATGATTATTACCGGTATGGCGCACTTTGAATCCGTGTGCAAAAACAAATTAGTGGAGTGGTATAACCAATCCGACAACATTAACCATGGCACGAACGACGTTCAGCCTATTACGCTGGAGAATGTCTATGTGGTTTGGGCGTGCAAGACGTTGCAGAATTACAAGGCGTTGTTATCAACGACCGTTAGCGGTGACGGTATTTATGCTGAGTATACATACAACGGCGACAAGCAAGAAATGTATGAGGACGTATACAAAAAAGCTTCTAACCGCTGCTTAAAAAGTGAGTGAGGTGATAGTTATGGATTGGAATAAAGCATTAGCAACAGAAATTGCAAAAGGCTTAATTAATACAGGAATTGAGGGCGGCTATGACAGTGTGGCAAAAAGCACTGCATATGATTATCCTTCAATCGGTGTGTCACAATGGGAAGGCAACAGAGCCGATGAGCTTTTGAGAGCTATTCCCGGCGGCGAAGAATTTATCGGCAGAACCTATATTGCTATTAAAGCAAGCGGCGAGCTGCCGATGCTTAAAGAACTGTTACGAAGCGACGCAGGGAAGCAGGCGCAATTAGATCAGTTGTCACGTGACTGCCTGCAATATGTCGAAGTGCTTCAACATGTGCCGACGTTAGACGATACTAGATGTTTGATTTATGCAGGAATGTGGTGCCCAACGAGCACGTGGGTAGTAAAGCGCTTCTTAGCCAACAGATATATGCACGTCGACTTGCGCTCACTGAAGGCATTGAATGAACTCTTTAAAAATTATTATTGGATTGCTGCTGACGTTGGCGATATCTACAGAGCAGGTTACGCCAACAGAGCACAAACTACTTATGAGTATGTTGCTGGCATTGACCTTACTACTCCTTATGGTATTCCTGCCTATGGTGAAGCTGGCAATGGAAGATAATTTAAAGCTCATGCTTTAGATATAGTCGCCGACAAGAGGTTTAGTTATTCTCTCCTATACGTGTAGCATTTTCTGGTAATTTTTTGCGTAATAGTCGGTGACACATTTATAATGATTGGAGGTGATACAATGGAAGAACTGAAAATGTTTGTGCTTGACAAAAAGTTTTTGGTTGGCCTCATTATAGGCTTTACTCTTGGCGCGTTACATCATTATTTTGCTCTTTAAAATATCCTGAATCTCTATCTTACAAGTAGGCTATAAGTTAACGATTTTGAACGAAAATCACACACAAATTGCATCGCCTATAAGCGTTTTTAAAATAGTGCCGCTTATGATTTATCGTGGCGAAATCTAAAATCGCTTGTAGGCGAAATTTGTGCGTTTGACGAGGTTTATTATATTTTACAAATATCAGTATTGCTAAGAGGTTATAATGGAGAATGAAAAAACAAGAAAAACTAAAATTGTCGTTGCTTTTGCCGCTGGCGTGTGTGTCGCTTGCGGTATTTTTTATGCCGCTAACTGCTTCGGCTGGTTCACCCCGGTATTCGGACGAAGTGACGGAGTACGTTCTGACGGAGTATCAGTACCAAAAATTAAACAGCAACTTAGCGGAGCTGAAACGAATCAACGAGAATTACAGAAAACTGCTGACGCAATCGAAGGGACAGCTGGGAGCATCAGACAAGAAGCTAGCGGAGCTAGAGAAGAGGTCGGACGAGCTGAACAGTCTTTGTCTGACGCTGAAAATCAAAGTCAAAGAGCAGGAGAGCTTATTGACGAGTGCCAATCAATCCTTAGCAGAGCTAGAAAAAGAGTACAATCTAAAACAGAAGCGCATTAAAAAACAGCGCAATATAGCATACATAATAGCAGGATGCGCACTGTATGCCGCAATGAAGAATTAAAGTGAAACGGAATGTTTGCTTAAATTGTTTAGTGACTGTCTGTTTGCTGATGTGATATAATGTGTTTAATGAACACGTTATATTGAGGTGATAAGATGATTGATAAAGAAACCGTTCAGCAGGAAGTTTTGCCTGCTGGCGTAGTGACAATGTTGTTTGCTGAAAACAAAAGGATTATTGATAAGCAGTTTTATATCATGGCTGGTATGTTGCTTGCCAACATTGGTCTGATTGCACTACTTGCTTATGTACTGAAAAGGTGATTTAATGAAAGAGCTGCTAAAAAGCGCGAGGATATGGATGACAGAAAGCTCGCGCCGCTCATTTTATGCAGTGCTTCACGAAGCGAAGATAACGCCACGACAAACGAAAATCTGTGAAATGAAATTTGTTGATGGTAAAATGAATTACCAAATCGCAATGGAGTTGAACATCTCCACTAAAACTGTTGACAGAGAAATAAGCACTGCGTATAAGGCTATTAATCGAGTGCTTTCTAAATGAAGTAATCCCCATTAAGAGAAGTGTAAAAGCTTTTCTTAATGGGGATTATTTTTTTTGCTCATTTTTGCTGTCTGAATCGTGTCTAAATTATGTCCGAATGCATAGGAGAATGTGTCTTTAGCTTTAGGGATTGTTTTTATTGCTACCACTTAAAATATAGGTGAGGTGATAAAAATGTACGGAAATTATTACAATCCTTATGGAGCTACACAGCAAATGCAACAGAGGTTAGCTAATCTGCAACAGCAACAACAACAAATGTATCAGCAACCAATGCCGACAATGATGCCACCTGCGCAGCCAAATGCTTATCAGCCTGTACAGCAAATCAAAGGCAGACCTGTTACAAGTATTGAAGAAGCACGAGCAGCGCAAGTTGACCTTGACGGAACGAGTACATATTTTCCTGCTCCTGCCGAAGGAAAAATTTATGAAAAGCTTATAGGCATGGACGGCTTGCCGATTTTTAGAGTTTATCAGCTTCAGCAGGACGGTGGTATGCAAGCTCCTGCCTACGCTGACAATAACACAGTGCTGGCATTGCAAAGACGCATTGAAAAGCTCGAAGAACAGATTGGGGGAATGACGAATGATGAACATATTCCAGATGATGCAGATGGTGCAGCAGGCAGGAAATCCAATGGGACTAATGCAACAGTTCGCAGGACAAAATCCACTAATGAGTAGGGCGATGCAGATGGGGCAAGGTAAATCGCCAGAGCAGATGCAAACTCTTGTGAGGAATCTTGCCAAACAAAAAGGCATGAACGATGAACAGCTTAATCAATTTTTAAGTCAATTTGGTTTAAGGCTTCAATAAGCGCGCAATGAAGCTTTAGATAGATTTTTACGGAGGTGAAAAAATCATGGAAGGTGCAAACATTGTCCCTGTAATGGACATGAATCGAAACAATGGTTATGGTGACTGCTGGGGCGGCGGTATGTGGTTTATGTGGATTATCGTTCTTTTCGCTCTTATGGGCGGCTGGGGCGGTAATTGGAATAACCGCGGCAATATGGGTGCAGAAATTTTCGCTAATGGCAGTATGACACGCGATCAAATCGCAGACCAGTTTTCTATGCAGGATATTAAAGACGGTATCCGCGGCGTTCAGAACGGCTTATGTGATGGTTTTTACGCTCAGAACAGCACTATGCTTAACGGCTTTAATGGCGTACAACGTGACATTATGCAGACTGGCTATCAGCTTGGCAGCGAGATTGCACAAAATCGTTTCGCCGCTCAACAATGCTGCTGCGAGCAAAAACAAGCTATTGCTTCTCTTGGCTACGAAACTAACCGAAATATTGACGCAGTACGTTACGAAAATGCACAAAATACTTGTGCTATCGTAAACGCCGTCAAAGAGGACGGAGAAAAGACCAGGGCAATTATGGTAGCTAACCAGATTCAAGATTTGAGAGATAAGCTTGCAGATAGAGATAGGGATTTGCAGACAGCTAATTTCCATTTATCTCAACAGGCACAGAGTGCAACCCTTATCGGTACACTTAGACCTTATCCGCAGCCTGCTTATCTTACGAATAGCCCATATCAGAGCATTGCTGCTAACGTAGCTGGTGCTTGCGGCTGCGCTTATAATGTAGGCTAAAAATAAGTTATGTGCATTAACTGCACTGTATTAGGGGCGGTGCAAGCCGTCCCTATTGCTTTAAAAAACGATAAAATTTAAAGGTATCAAGAAAATACCTTGATTGCGTAAAGAGGTGAAAATAAATGATTTGCTACGAAAAATCTTCTTTGAACGCTGCGGCTGTTGCTGCTCAGTCTGTTGCAGCTAATGCTTTTGTTAGCTTTCCTATAAATAATCTTCTGACTGGCGTTGCTATTAAACATCCTGCTGGTAGCTCTAGTGTTAGCCTTATCCGTGGCTTGTACCTTGTTAGCGTAAATGCTGATGTTGTTCCTGCTGCTGCTGGTAATGTAGGCTTGCAGCTTCTGAGTACCACGGAAAGCACATCTTCTGTTATTAATGGTGCGGAAAGCATTGTTACTGGCGTTGCTGACACAGCTGTGAATATTTCCTTTACTACGCTGATTCGTGTTCGTCCTTCTTGCTGTGCAGTAAACAACATAACAAGTTTACAGGTACAGGCAACGGCAGCGGCAACAATTAACAGGGCAGCTATTAGCGTGGTTAAGCTTGCGTAAGGAGGTGTGGTTATGCACTCCTATAAAGAGTATTGGAACAAGATTATAGGTGATGATACAAAAGAGAGAGCAATGGAAGAAATTGTTTGCAGTGCATTAGAAAAGCTTAAGATGCATTGCCCAGACCTTTTTTATCGCACGTTGTATGACTTGCACTGCGTAGCCTATGGTCCTCATTTCGATGAAGCACTTGCAAAGCTTGCTGTCAGCAAGATGCAGAACACCGATGGCACTAATGGTGAGCATTGGACGTATGAGCAAACAACTCAGCTTGCAGAACAACATAACATTAAGCATAAAGCTGACTGGTATTATGTGCTGAACATGGTGTACAGTGATTATGGTGCAGCGTTCAGCGGTGATACCGGAACGCTTGTCAAGATTGCCAAAGCTTATATGTGCGACCCTGATGCTCCTAGCGGAAAGGTTCTTGACTTATGGGTAGCTCAAATGAGAGCAAAGGAAAGACAATAATTATATTATTTGCACACGCTGTAAGTATATGCTATAATATATATGGTTTGAATTTGTTGCCATCTCGGTATCTCATTTACACACGGCTACAAAAAAGCAGGTTTAGTCAGCCTGCTTTTTTTGCTTATGAGTTCCAAATGAGTTCCAAAATAAAAGCAACCAAAAAAATGAAAAAAATAAATGCAAAGATATTCACAATACAGTAAAAAAACACTTGAAAAAAAGTGGCTGATTTGGTAAAATCAGTAAAAGGGACTGTAGTAGTACGGTCCCTTTTATTACGTTATGAAGCATTTATGCTTTAAAATAAAGCAAATTTACAATTATGTCATAACTAAAGCTGCAATCTATGCTACAATATATCTATATTATTGTAGTTAAAAATCCGGCCTGTGCCGGCAATAGAGAGGAGGCTCATTAGTTGAGCAAGAAAAGTGAAACCTCCTGGCAGGATTCTGCCAGTGATTGGCTTGTTTCGATTATTATTGCAGTTGCACTGGCATTCTGCATCCGCACCTTTTTGGTAGAGCCTTATATGGTAGAAGGCTCCTCTATGTATCCTACTTTGGTAAACCATGAGCGTCTTGTCGTTGATAAGCTGAGCTACTTTGTTACCGACCCGAAGAAGGGCGAAATCGTAGTCTTCCGCTTCCCCAAGGACCAGACCCGTGACTTTATCAAGCGCGTTATCGCAGTTGGCGGTGACACCGTGGAGATGCAGCAGGGCAAGGTATTCGTCAACGGCAAGCAGCTGAACGAAACCTACATCTACCACAATGACCCTAAGGGCAAAAATATTTCCGATTACCGCAAGGTAGTTGTTCCCAAGGATACCATCTTTGTATTGGGTGATAACCGTAATAATTCTGAGGACAGCCGTTTTGCAGATGTTGGCTTTGTGCCGCTGAAGCTGGTTAAGGGACGTGCGCTGGTTGCCTTCTGGCCGCTGGACAAGATGCGCGTGCTGAAGGCTGATACGGGTATGGGCGAATGATGCTGGAGGATTTTAAGATTCAGTGGTTCCCCGGCCATATGACCAAGGCGAAGCGCATGATGGAAAGCCAGATTAAGCTGGTTGACGTTGTGGTGGAGATGTTGGACGCACGTATTCCGCGCTCCAGTACCAACCCCATGCTGCAGGATATCCTTGGCAGCAAGCCGAAGGTTATCGCACTGAACAAGATTGATATGGCAGACAAGGCCCAGACTGACCTGTGGCTGGAAAAAATTAAGCACAGCGCTTTGCCTGTGTGCAAGATTGACTGCGCTACCGGTAAGGGCGTTAAGCAGCTTATCAGTGCAGTTCAGCTGGCTGCCAAGCCTGTGATTGATAAATGGCTGAAGAAGGGCGTGCGCAACCGTCCCGTCCGCGTTATGATTGTAGGTATTCCGAATGTCGGCAAGTCTACCCTGATTAACCGCCTCGTAGGCAAGAACAAGGTAATGGCTGCCGATAAGCCGGGTGTAACACGCGGACAGCAGTGGGTAACGATTGCCAAGGGCTTAGAGCTTTTGGATACGCCTGGTGTGCTTTGGCCTAAGTTTGAGGACCCGTCGGTGGGCTTTGCGCTTGCTGTTACCGGTGCCATCAAGGAGGATGTATTCGACAGGGAGCAGGCCGTAGAGCTGCTGCTTGATCTGTTGATACGCAAATATCCTCAGGATTTGCAAACTAAATATGCAGTAAGCCTCGAGCAGGGTGATGATGTCAACGCCGTTATGGCGAAGATTGCCGTTGCCAGAGGTTGTCTGAAGTCTGGTGGACTGCTGGACCTTGATAAGGTTATTCAGCTTGTACTCAGAGACTTCCGAGCAGGACGTTTAGGGCGGTTTACAATCGACGAGCCTTGATTTGTCGTGCCATAAAAACCGCCGTAGGGCGGTTTTTCTTTATGCAAAAATAAAAGTTAAGGGGGATACAGAAGAT